TTTTCTAATACTGTTACCCTAACGTTTAAAACATTAACATCAATATCAGGAGTAATTGCAGATGACCCTACCTTTACAAGTGCTCCTGGTTTTCTAAAAACTTGATTTGAACTTATTTTCTGTTTTCTGAATAATGCTTTTCTTTGTGCAGCAGAAAGATACTCTCCTGTAGATGGATCTTTACCAGTTACAAGGATATCTTTATTTGTAAATTTTGCTGCACTTATTTTTGCCATTTACATGCCACTACGCTGTTGTTGCTTCAGATTCTCCTCTTCAATATATTGCTGTAATAGAGTGAGATAAACATCTCTCTCCCACGGTATCATATTTTCTAGTTCTGTTAATGAATATTTATGATGCTGCATGAGGGCAAAATTTATCCTATAGTATGACGCAAGGTCAGCGTGCGCCATACCTACCCGAAAAAACTAGAAAGTCCCTCTAAGACCACTTCACTTTCAACTTCAGTCTTAGGATTCTTTACTTTAATAGTATGAGAAAGTTTGGGCATTGTCTCAAAGAACTTTTCAATCTCCTTAAACTGCTTTGAACTTAAGTCCTCAATAAAGGTAACCATCTCTTTCTTCGTGCAGTCGGAAGCACTCCACGATTCTTCTTCATTATAAATTTGTTCTACACAGGAAGCAATCAGTTGGAATGATTCATCAACACCCATACCATCATCAAAACTAAAATTACTCTTGATGAACTCGTCCAGTGAGGGATACTTCATTCTCATTGTCAGATTCTCATCCAGTTTAATATCTCTAGAGTGCTCTGGGTCAACCTGTACTTTAATAGCATCCAAATCAATTGTTGTCTCAACCTGTGTAATTCCATCATCAGGACAGGTAATGAGAACTTCTACACTTTCACCGACAGACTTACCTCTAATATTTAAAAAGAGATATTCAATATCAAAAGTAGAAAGTTGTTCTACTTTAATTCCTTTAGTCAGAATACAGTTACTAATTACATTCTTAATAGCAGTAGTAATTTGTTTCTGATCTTCAGATTCCATCGCAATGATAAGAACCTTTTCTTCTTTAACTAGAAAGGGTCTATATCTTATTTTCTTTTTTGTAGAAGGAAGTTCCAACTCATATGTTGGCGTTGCAATCTTTGGTAAAGGCATAATAACCCAAAAAGTTCAGTTGTTTTTATTTATTGGGTTTATGGAACTGGTCCTATAAATTTTTTAGCAGATTTTCCACCATTATATCCAAATTTATAAAATTCATTCAATGTTTCTTGACTGTTCAATCCTATTGCCTTTGGTGGTCCTAGTAAATTACTGTTTGCTTCTGTTGTTGATGCAGTTGTTGCAGGTGGTTGATTATTATCTCCAACATTATTAGATGTTCCCAAAGCACTACTCAAACTTGATATTTGTCCAGGAATATATCTCTCGTAGTTAAATGCCACACTTACTTTCATAATTTCAGAAGAATCATAAGATACTGGAACAGATGACATATTGATTGGGAATAGTCCTATAAAATTATATACAAATTCTTTTTTATAATCTCTATCAAATTTTATAATTTTGGTAGAATTAGATTTGTAATAATCTGGATATTGCATCCTATAATAATATCCAGGATTTGCTGGATTTTGACCAGATCCAGATGCTATATATTCCATCCAGTGCTCTAAGAATTTCATCATCCTATAATCAGAATCCACATAGAATTCTAGTTGCATCTGGGTGAATATTCTCGTATGTGCCATTTTCTCCTGCACACCCATGAAGTTGCCATTAATGTCTGCAGTTCCCAAAGAACTCCCAGGAATGGATGCCGAAGAACACAACAACCCAGAACTTTCGGTAACAAAGGTGGTATTTACACCCCTCGCATTCAGATAGGATGAAAGTGTTCCACTGGAAGGGAGACCAAAGATCACCTGATAGTGAGATGTCTGGGCAAGATTGGTAATGAGTGGTTTGAAGTTAGATATATTCTTTGGTGTTGGCACTCTAAATACCTTATACGAGTCTTACATTATTAAGTATTTAGATGTCATATAAGGGAAAATATCAACCTTCATATCCAAAAAAATACAAAGGTGATCCAACAAATATAATCTATCGTTCCTTATGGGAGCGAAAATTTATGGTTTACTGCGATAAGAATGAAAATATTTTGGAATGGGGAAGTGAAGAGATTGTCGTCCCATATCGTTCCCCCATTGACAATCGCTACCACAGATACTTTCCAGATTTTTATATCAAGGTAAAAGAATCGACTGGTAGGATTAAAAAAATGATTATTGAGATCAAACCATTTAAGCAGTGCATAGAACCCAAAGTCCAGAAAAGACGAACAAAGGGTTATATCTACGAAGTCGTTGAGTATGCTAAAAACCAGGCAAAATGGGAAGCAGCAAGAGAATGGTGTCTAGATCGTGGTTATGAGTTTAAGGTTCTCACAGAAAACGAACTCGGTATTAAGTAATGCCAAGAAAAACTCTAAAGCAAAGAAGAGAACAATACCCAACAGACGATAATGACAATCGTGTGCGTGGAGTAGTTCGTGAGTTGAATGGTATAGAAGATTCTGATGATAAGATGGAAGCCCTTATTAGTGTTCTAAAAGAAAGTGGAAAAACTAGTGTGAGTGCTGGTAAGTTTTATACTTTCTTTTATAGTGCTATGACGAATGGAATACAATATGATGAGTATCCATTAGTCGCAGTGACTGATGTTTTCTCGTGGGGATTTCGCGGAGAAAACTTTCATTGGCGTGGTGATATGAGACAATATAATTACAATCAGATCGTAGGTGGATTATATGAAATCTATCCAGAAGAAATTTCTGATGTGGTAGAACTAAGTTTTGCTAAAGTTCGCTCTAAATAACTAAAAAGCAGATAAATGCCACCAAGAAAAAACGGAAATCAGAGGAGAGCACAACAAGCTTTAAAGAGAGCGGAAAGAGAACCTAAAACTACTGCACCTTTTTATGGTCCGGGAGGAGACCCTGCTGGATCAGGATCTGGGCAAGCACAACAAAAACCACCAACAACTGCTAAAACAGGCGCAAAACCAACAGTTAAGACATCGAAATCTGACGATAAAGTTGATACATCTGCAGTAAGTAAACCAACTACAGTAACTAAACCAACTACAGCAAGTTCTACTTCATTCAGATATCCATACGAAGCATTAGATGATCCAGATACTGATTACCTAAGAATAGAAATATTAGAATATGTTCCTCTGGGACTTCCGGAACAAAACAACACTATAACTGCTTTAACATCATCAAAGAATCAATATAAAGATAAAAATAAGAAAATAATAAGCACAATATTACTGCCAATACCACAAAATATTACATCAGTAAATAATACAGGTTGGGGAGAGGACAGTTTAAACAGTCTTGCAGCTTATGCAGTAGGTGCTTCTGGTGATATTATGAAGAGTGGTAATTTTTTCAAAGGGATTGTTGATGCTGTTATGAAAGCAGGGAGTGCCGTCACAGACCTTGCAGTTAATGGTGAAGGTCAGCAGGTAACAAACACATTCTTTTCTTCTCAAGCAGCAAATTTACTTGGTGCTAATACTAGTTTTTCTGGTCTTCTTGCAAGATCTACTGGACAGATTTTAAATCCAAATACCGAATTATTATTCAATGGTGTAAAGTTGAGATCTTTCAATTTTTCCTTTGATCTAGCACCAAGAAATAGTACTGAAGCAAAGCAAATTTTAAATATTATAAGGACACTGAAAATTAATATGGCACCAAAAACTTCCACGGATAAAATTTCTAGTGGTGGTGGAAGTGCAACTGGATTATTTTTAAAGTCTCCAAACGTATTCCAACTTACATATATGTCTGGAGGAAATAAACACCCTTTCTTAAATAGTTTTATCGTTGCGGCACTTACAGGTGTCAATGTTAATTATACTGGATCTGGAACCTATATGACGTATAATGATAAAAATAAAACACCAGTTCACATGAAAATGGATTTATCTTTCCAAGAACTAAGTCCTGTTTATGCAGAAGATTACGAAGGAATAGAAGGAGTAGGTTACTAAAATGGGATACTTCAGAGAACTGCCAGACTTACAATACCAGTCATTTCTTTCCGATAGTATTTCTTCTGGAAATTATTTGACGGTTAAAAACTTATTCAGAAGAAACAAACTTCGTGATGATTTGAGTGGTGTCTTTACCCTCTTCAACAAATATGAGATTCCAGAAGGTTCTAGACCAGAACTCGTAGCAGAAGAATACTATGGAAAGGCAGATCTTGATTGGGTAGTCCTGATGACTGCTGGTATTATTAATGTTAGAGATGAATGGCCTTTATCGAACTATCAACTGTATAATTATGCTGAAGAAAAGCATGGAATTCCTGGTTTGAATGAGACTCATCATTATGAAACCACAGAAGTAAAAGATTCAAATGGTAGACTGATACTTCCAAAAGGAAAACTTGTTGACTCCGACTTCACAATTCCAAATCCTGATGATTATACTGCTACTCTTAATCCAGTAAGATCAGTAACAAACTGGGAGTATGAAACTAAACTAAACAATGAAAAATCTTCTATCTATCTTTTAAGAACAGAGTACTTACAACAATTCTTAAATGATATGAGAGAGATTATGCTGTATGATCGTTCTTCTCAATACGTCTCAGAAGACTTAGCAAGAACCGAGAACACCAGGGTCAGTATTCCACAGTAGTTTTAGTTTCTTATCAAAAACCATTACATACCTGTGTTTACGGGAGCGATCTTTCCATTCTCCATCGCACCCTTTAACAGAACCTCGGGAATGCTTGGTGCCGTCTGCAAAGTAGAAATCTTTCTTTGGTTCTGATAGACCGCAATACCTAAAATTGCAAGCCCGATAAATTGTGCCGTTATGATACTCGCTATCAGCGTATGAGATGATCGCTTTGACTTCTGTGTCTTTTCTAAGTCTCTTAATCGCCTTTGAAACGAACCAAGAAGTGATATTATACTCTCTCTGCTGAGTATCGGGGTGGATACAGAGTCTTGAGAGTTCGAAGAGACCGTGTTGTTCATGACGTTCTAGTCCAAATGCGCCTTTTGCAATTTCTGGAACAGGGAGTCCAGTGAAGATACAAACTCCCTGTATACCTCCAATATTTAGAGGTGAAAAGTCATTTTTCTTGTATAAACCGTAATTATAACCAGATTTGAAACCCTTTGAAATATCCTTAAGATAATGAAACCGCAGAAGTAACTCTGCGGCTTCGGATTTACTTACACGGTCTATTGTGTAATCAGACTTCACTCTTCGGCAAGACGTGCGAAGTAAGACATAGCATCATCGTCCTCATCGTCAGAAGAACTAGAAGAGAGACTACTCAGTTCATCACGCATGGACTGAGGAACTTCAGGTGCTTCACCACGACGCTCACGCTCCCAGGACTCTTCCATCTCTACGGTCTCTTGGTCTTGCATCTTGGGCACACCACGGACACCCAGAACATAGTCAAGACGCTTCTTCAGGGCATCATAGTCCTTGAACTGGTCAGGAGCAACGAGTTCTGCAAGGGAGTATTCCTTCTTCCAAACTGCTTCCATGGCATCATCGTCATCCAGGAGAGCATCTTGACGTGCGAACTCGGAGGAGTCATAGTTGCGGTAACCAGCAACGTTCTTTGCCTTCAGTTTGAAGTTAGCACCCTGCCAGAAGTCAAACGGATCGATTGCTTCTTCATCTTCAAACTCAGGTTGCATAGCAGCAGTGAGTTTGTCGAAGATCTTCTTACCGAACTTATACAGGAAGACTTTACCTTCGTTGTCAGGATTTGCAGGATCCTTCACCACATAGATGTTAGCGATGTAGGTCAGTTTACGCTTCTGCTTACGTGCCTGCTCCTTACCAGCATCGGTGCCGTTGTTCCACAGCATCGTGTTGTGCTCGGACACAGGATCCTTCTGACCAAGAGTAGTCAGAGAATTCTCAATATACCAACCACCAGGACCTTGGAAGGCGTGACTGTAGAGTTTCACGAAAGGAAGGTCCTCTCCTTCGGGAGCAGGCAGGAAACGGATAACGGCATAACCATTGCCGCTCTTATCACACTCCAGTTTCCACAGGCGGTCATCACCAGAACCGCCAGTATTATTCATTTTTTCGACTTCCTTGACCAGTTTTGCGGTCAGGTTGCCAAGTTTAGATTGCTTTTTAAGGTC